ATTCTATGTCATACATGTCTTCTATGGACTATGCCATGAGGACTCCTAATACTGGTGGAGAGATTGAAAATAGTACTATAGAGTTAAATGAAGCCACAAAACAAAGTGGTGGGAATATGAATACTGTTATTAAGGGTGGGGATACTGTATCATCAAGTACTACATTTATACCACCTTCAGGCAATCCAAGAAATAGTGAACCTTCTGCAGCAAGAGGTGCTGGTGGTTAAATACTTGGCCCTTCTAGGATATCAAACTTAGTAATCTTTTTTCTATCGTATTTTGTTTTGTCCGAATGGACTTTTGATGCACCATGACTTGGTGTCTCTTTTCTTACTTTAACATCGGGTTTCTTTTTGCCAAAGATTATCTCCCAATTATCTGCATAGGTCTTATCGTCTGAGTTCCTTCTCTTGGAACCTTTTCCTCCGTGCCATTGTTTCATTATCTTCTTCTTTGTCTTGTCGGTGCATTTCTTTTGATTGCATCTAATTCCTTTCTTCTCTTTAACTGTTGGTTCTTTTGATTTTTAGTATCGTTAGGTTTCTCATGATATTTTCTATCTCTCACCTCTTGGACGATTCCTGCATTATCACATTCTTTTTTGAATCTACGAAGTAGTTGGTCGAACCCCTCTAAGTTTCGATTCTTTGGATTTAGTCTTGGTTTTACACTTGGCATAATATTATATTTGTTATTTAAAAAAAGTGTTAAGTCACCCCACGCCTTACAGCATTCCCGTTCTTAACCGATTGACCCGCTTCTATTTGCCGTCAACCTTGCCCTTACTGAGTACCCCCTTCTATTTTCCACGGTCTCAGTGAATGTACCAACTTTATCACTTATTTTCATAATCAAGAATTGGTACACCCCAATCTAATTAACTATTTTCGTTAGCTAGATTTTTAAAGTAATCCATTGCATCATCTTCTTCCTTTGGGGTTGAAGTTTCTGCAGTAGGGACTACTGGTTCGTCTGCAACTGATTCAGTGTTCACGTTAGACCATGGCACTTCTTCCATATCTTGTGATACTGATTCTGCTGTAGATGTAGATGCACTACCGAGAACTCTTTCAAGTTTCTCTTTTAGTTCCTCGTAAGTTTTAAACTCACTTGGTGCAATAACATCTGACAATGAATGCACTTGACTAAATGTTGAATTTAGTTTTGCTTCATCATCAAATAATGGTGCAACTGTATCAAATTCAGATTTGTCGTAGTTCCAATAACCATCAACTTTTCTGATTTTAATTTTAAAGTTTGCACCTTCATCTCTTAAGTCAAAAGGATTAATTGCTTTCTCATCTTCAAATGCAGGTGAGATTGCTTCCTTGAGTGCTTCAAAGATTTTTTTACCGTATCTATATTTAAATACTTTACCTTCGTTGTCGGGATTTTTAGGGTCTGAAACAACATAGACATTTGACACATAATGTAAACGTCTTTTCTGTTTACGTGCAATCTCTTTGTTTGCCTCAATTCCTGTATTCCACAACTGGGTGTTGTATTCAGACACTGGGTCTTGTTTATTAAGAGTCGTTAAAGACTTCTCAATATACCAACCACCTGGCCCTTGGAATCCATGGTCGAAGTATGATACCCAAGGCATCTCTTCTCCATCGGGAGTAGGTAAAAAACGAACCACTGCATAACCATTACCAGTTTTATCCAGTTCGGGTTTCCACATTGTTTCATCTGTGTAGGATTTTTTTGCACCATCAGATGGTGAAGCTGTTTCCATTGCAGCTCTTAGTTTATCTAAACTACTTGACATTGTATTCTCCTATTTTATCGTACAATTATATCGCATTTTATATTTCGGATTCTAGACCTTGACCTAGAATCCACCTTTCACTATTTTCATAGTAATAGAGTCCATTATACAGGATTTTATCCTCTATGTCTAGAGGGTTTTTCCAGTATACTGAACAGTTCTCATAATACTTTAAAAGTGCTATGAACTGACTCCTTTGTGCATTTAACACATTAGAGTCGGTATTGTATTTATGCATATAGTTAGAACTACCTGCATAAATGTTTTCAAAACTATCTGATTCAAGTGCATCAAAACCGATAAGATTAATTTTATCATATCCGTTCTGCATTGCAAACCCTAAAGCAGACATTCCTGTAAATAAATTTTTTAACAATGGGTCATTGTATGTCACTATTGTTTCGGGTCTAATCAATCCTAAGAATTGTGTAGACTCATCATCTCCCTGTATAATGAAATGAGTGTCGTCTTCTTTAACACTTACATCTACATTATTAAATGTGGGAAGAAACATATCAATCATTTCAATTGGTAGTGGGTCTATATCTGCAAATGCAACCATGTTAGTTCTATAGTATTCAGATTCAACTAGTTCTTTTTGCACTGGCATGTCAACTGCAAAGACTATATCACATTCTTTAGTGTCACGATAGATTGCATTACAACCCCATACCTCATGTGTGATAGTAGAGATATCTATATCATTTCTGCTTGGGCCATTCCCAAGAATAGTCACTTCTGACATATTTCTAATAATTTGTTTTTGTATTTTGTTTGGTCATAAGAGAGGAATGACTTGTACTTATTAATCTTAATATGCACTTCGGGATACACTACGTGTTCCGTTATGAGTCTCTCCCAATCTTTAGTGAACCCTATTATCTCATCCATGATACACATTGTTTCTAATGATATTTCTTTTCCCAAAAACTTTTTGAGTAGGATAGGGTGCTGTCCCTTCTTAACTTCTAACACTTGATTGATACTTTTCTTCAGAAGTAAATCAGACACTTCAGTCTCAAACATATATCCTAGTTTCTGATTTCGTTTCTTCCATTCCTTGTAAATCTTATTACACTCTTCATCCAACAAATCTCCTGCCCAACTATCTTTTAAAGATAGGTTTGCTATGTAGAAATCTTGTAGTTCTTGTTTATGTGTTTTAAAGAGTTTACCAAAATGGTATTTGTCTTTTCGTTTGAGGAATGAGTTGATGTCACTCTTTACCTTTCCGTTATACTTTACAAAGTCATAACCCTTAGAATAAAAATGTAATTTTATCCCAAGATAAAGAGTGTATGCATCATATCCCTCACGACTTGTCATTAAGTAATGATTTTCTTTTCTGCTGGTGCTTGAATTAAAGGTTCACCTTTAACTGCACTTGTATGTGCTTCTGCAATCTTCTCACTTGATGGGACTACAAATACATATGTTGAGAATGTCATTGATGGAGGATTCTCTTCTCCTGTCACAGCAACACCCTTAGAGAAACCCATTCCACCATTTGGAGAGTTTACAATCATCTTAGGGTTTGCAATAGTAAGTCCATTGTCGTTAGAGATAAACTCTCCGACATATTCCCCACTCATTGCTACCACTGATACTATATCACCTTTTTTCATAATTTACTCCTATTTGAAAAATTGTTCTAGAGACTCTTCTCTATTTTTTATTTTATCTGAACTATACTCTAGTTCTCCTTCTTTACGAAACACTAAGATGAATTCATGCACCTTTGCAGTGTATCTTTTACTTGCACACTTACCTGCTTGTAAAGCTGCAAATATAGTGTTGTTTCTCATTACAATTATATCATGTAATTTCAAACCCGACTTCTTAAACATATTGATGGTATCAGAATGAAAAGATTTATACTCTCCGTCTTTTCTAAAATCACCACAAACCCAAACTGCAAAACCACCTGGCTTTAAAACTCTCTCTATGTTGTCTCCACAAACTTGTATCCTTTCACAAAACTCGTCATACTTCCTTATGTCTGACAACTGTCCTTCTGCACTTTCGTATCTTTCTATATCAGCGTAAGGTGGACAAGTCAAAACTAAGTTTGCAGATTCATTAGGTGTTGATTTCATTTCACACCCGTCTTCCTCATAGATGGTTGCACCGAGTTCATGTCTGTCTAACTCATGTCTAACCCTCTTAACTGTTTCGGGAGATACATCATAACCATAATAGTTTCTTCCTAATGTTTGTGATACGAATGCACGAGTCAATCTTCCTGCAAATGGGTCAACGATTGTATCACCAACCATAGACCAATAGTGAACTATGTTCTCACATAAACCAGCATGAAACTCACTCATCAATACACCTTTAGGAAGACGATTCTCTGCAGCGGTATCATAAATCTGTCTCTTTGATTCCCATGAAGGTAAGTATGCATCACTCCAATCGTTCTTAGATGATGCAGTTGGAGTTATAATTGATTGTATGTTCCAACCAAATTGGTCAATAACCCTCTCGTTCTCATTCCATGGTAGTATGTTTTTATAGTATTCACTTTTCACAATTTTATCTATTTTTCAAAGAACCTATTGATAGTTCCTTTTGTTGACTTACCTCTATTTACCATATTGAGACCAGTTGCTTCTGCTTCTAGTTTCTCTTTTAGAGGTTGAGATATTAACCTCTTTGCAGACTCGGGTTCTAGTTTGTTGTTTTCACAAACTCTAACTATTGCACCCATTACATCTGTTCCTTTCCTAAGTAGAAGTTTCTCTACTTGGTCTGTAAACTCTTTTCTTGATATCATTTACCATATCTCCTTTGTGGTTTCTTCTACCACAATCGGGCCATAGAAAAGATATTCACAATCAATAGAATCGAATCCAGTATCAAATAGATGTCCTATTCCACCATCTTCAATACTTTCAGTTAGAGAATCTTTATCCTCATCAGTACCTTCAAATTGTAATATCTCTACATCAAATGAACAACCATCCCAACATTCTTGCATTTCGTTCTCTTCAAAAAATTGTGGTTCAAACCAATCTGTATCTTCCTGCACTATTGCATTTTGCAGTGCTTCAACTTCATCTTCGTCACTTGGTTTGATTAACCATTCACCATTTCTCCACATTGTTTCTGTTCTGATTCTAGTGCCAGATTCATCAGTAAAAACTTCTACCTCATAAACACTCTTCTTATTTGCACAAGATATTTCATATGTTTTTCCAATTTCAATTTGCATTTTATTCTCCATACTCC